ATCATTTACCGCTGCTGGAAGACCAGAACCCAGTACGATGAAGCGAAGTATTTGCTGGCTCTCGAAGCGCGACACTCGCCCTTACTGAAGCCATAAAAAGCTTGTCGAATGTCTCAGGGCGTGAAGCGGACTTTGCATTTTGCTTAGCTTCAGGTTTTAAGTATGAGTAATAATTACTCTGTGAGAGTGGATTTTATTTTACACTTCAAACTATCAATGGCATTAAAATTTATTTTCCTGTTGCCAGCTAGTATTCAATTCTGCGGTTTTTATAGATTTCATTTTGTCATTTTCACGAGTTGAAATACGGTTCACTTTGAAGGCCATTAACTTCAATAACGTTTAAGTCATCAATATTTGATGCTCTAGGTTGATTATGCATGTAATGCGCTCTAATGGCGATATGTGTTGTTGCGGTATCAAACACAGCCTTATCAAGGCGATTAACAAAACAGAAAACTTCTTCAAAATCAAGTTCATCAAGTAAAGTTAAAAGATCCTCGAGATTGTCTCTTCTATCCATGTGACCAGCTAATTTATTTCGAATATTTCGCAAATTTTTGTATGTGGCTAATAAACTAGAATCTTGTTGCAAACTAACTAAGGCAGATATATCCCCTATATTCTCAGCTTGCAATACCTCATGCAGTCCATCGATGGAATAACTATTATGAGTATCTTTAAAAATACAGTCAAACATATTAACAGCATGTAAAATATAATCAATTTTCGCATTGTGAATAACAAGAGTCATTTCATGGAAATTGATAAAATTTGAAATAAAATAATTTGACAAAAACCCAAGTTGTTTTGAGCTATTATATCTATAGAATATAGAGGATATAGGGCCAGAGGAGATTTCAGATATTTTATCTTTATGCGCACAGAGAAAATTATTGCTTAATCTAAAACCAGAAAAATAATCTTCTTCAACCTTTTCTAATACTGATTTTGTTAGTTCAAATATTTCACCACGTAATCTATGATCATTTAATTCTGGAAAGGTACTTTTATCCAAATTGGTATGGGTGTTCATAAAAGATATCATTTGTTCAATCAAACTACTATTTATCAAATTTGTCGCATTAAAGGCATTAAAGAAATTACCTTCTTGTTTATGAGCAAGAAAAACATCCCTGACTGGCCGGATAGAGTTGAATTGACGATTTCCAACTAAATCTTCAAAAGACATGCAATTTAGTATGATTTTAAATGCTAAAAAGCGTCTTAGGCAGTCATTTTCAGTAAGATAAGTAAATTCTTTATATAGTAAAGATGATTTTAATAAAAAGCAGAATTTTTCTTCCATTCCTATGGTTCCTTCAATTTAACTAACTATCTGTTAAGGTTAATCATGATTTGCTAGTTGGTGGGCTCATGTTGTCCTAACCTATGTGTTGAACAGTTTTTTAATTTCTTTTAGCAATATAAACCATTAACTCACAAAACGACTAAAATTGAAAATAAAACTAGATCGGAAAGCATCTGCTTTTGGCACGGAGCGAATAGCCCTCAGGAGTATTATTTCATCTGTGAGCGAGAAGCGAACTTAAAAGAATGTTGAATAATTTAAGGCTAAGTAAGGTAGCAAGTGTCAGAGAGTATCATGAACCTATTTCTGCGTTCTAGCGGCACGCGATTTTTCTCTACTTGATACTAAACTTGCTTTATATTTTTCGTAATCTTTTGTCACTAAGTTTGTTTGTACTTGATATAATTTATTAAAATGACCTTCAAAATCTCGTTCGAATGTTGCAGGACTTACAACTAAATCATGTACAGCGTCAGCTAAATGCTCCGCTAATGAATATTTGAATTGGAGTGATTGCAAGTTTTCTTTATTGATTAATTTAAATTTATCAGGCTCCACAGCATCTCCTTCACTATTGAAAGGATAGACCCACTGCCCATGTGCTAGCTTGTTTCGTATTTCTATCAGGATTCGTAGCTCATTCGACAAAACATCATGTAATGCTGCTCTTCGTGCGGCGTGTGCTACCCCAAGACTTCTTTGATCAAGAGGTGCTTTAGTTATTTTATGATGCTTGCGGAAAGCTAGATCAACAGTTTCTTTCCATTGATCAAGTTGTGATGATTTCTGCTCAATCTGATTACGCTCAGACTCAGTAAAACCGAACTCTTCATGAAGTAACTTTCTAAGACGAGTCTCAATCCACGCTCCAACCAAGAATGAGTACAGACGAAGAAGAGACCTGAGCCCCTTTTGAGGATCTTTCGAAGATATTTCTATACGAGCAAGTCGACCTGTATGACCCAGAGCCAATTCCAACTCTCGAAGGTTGGCAACGTGATACTTATAAATTTTAGAAGGAACTCTTGACATATTGAATTACCACCGCCAAAGGCTACTCGTTGAATTACCTTTGGCGGTGAGGATTCGAACCTCACAAATACTCTCCATAGGAGTGTGTTTACCCTTACACCATCGCCCGCTAAGAAGTTACAATATTTCACTACATTCATGCAATAGCATAAGTTAAGAAGTCCGCATTTCATCCAAGGTTAATAGCATATTCAACTCCTCCTTCTGACACAAATCTGCTGTAACTGACCTGCACCCTGTCGATTAACACGGGCTGGCATTAGGGACGTCCGTTCTTGGCACAGAGCTGCCTGTCAGATTAGGTTTGGCTCTGTGCCGCAGTTATGTCAGGTGAAGTCTGAGCTAAGAAGTATTAGCAATTCATCTTCCACAATCTTCATATCTTCCGCGTCCAGTCCTAACAGCGGGCGTGCCGGATACTGCATTTCCTTTGCACGGACGGACGGGCGATCCCGCAGCCCGTACTGATGCACTTTTGCCATCCGTTGCACCTGTCCGGTGAATTCCACCACCGCGTCGTCAGCGGTGCCTTTGGCCTTCATATATTTGGCCGTGCGCAGTTTGGCGAACATTTCCCGTTTAATGCGGCCTTTCTTTGCCCGTAAAGGCTGCGGGCGGCGTGGCGTGAAGGGCTGACCTTCTGGCGTGACCTGCTGCTTGATGCGCTGCTGCTGATGCTTGCGCAGACGCTTTGCAATGGTCGCCGCCATCGCTTTCCGGCTTTGCGGTGACAGCGCCGCGATCAATCCGGCCAGGCGGGTATCAAAGGCTGACAGTTCACTCATGCCACTGACTCACTAACTCACCGTGAAGATACAGCTCACGCGGCCTTTCCACCGGCTCCGGCAGCGGCGGTTCCGGAAAATGCTCCACGTAAAGACTGGCATCAATCTGTTTCACAATCACGCGTTCGGTGAGCTGCACATCAATCGCGATATCGTAGGAACCATCATCGAGCATATCGGCCTTGAATTTAAAGCCGGTCTGCTGCTTTTCCGGCGTCGCCATGATGTCCGGCTGGTTCTCACGCAGCCACGCCAGGATCGGGACAATAATCAGATCGCAGTCCTGCGCAAAGTTAGTAATCAGCAGCTCCGTCTGATACTGGTATTCAAACGACAGCGAGCTGGCTAACGTGGAAACGATGCGGCCATTATCCACAAACATCCGCAGGGTGTCGGGGCTGGTTTGCAGCACCGGCACCGCATCAGTTAACGCTTTTCGCAGTTGAGCGGGTTTTAACACGGTGTTCCTCCTGGCATTGTTTAACCGCTTCCACCTGGAGGCCGCAGGCGGTCAGCGCGGCCTCCAGGTTTCTGACATCACTGCTTAAATCGCCGTTAGTGGCCGGTGTGCTTGCCGGTATCGGGCAACTCGTTACCGCCGGACAGCCAACGTAAATAATCTGCGGCGCTGGCAAAGGCGGGGCGCTGGTGCATCCGGCCAATACCGTCAGGCAGACGAGCGCTGTACCAGTCGCGCATTTCCTGATTTTCATTAAGTAACCTTTGAATGTGAACTTCACGGACGCGTGCCTGCTCACCCGCCTGTGAGAGCTGGGTACGCAGGTTTTGTTCCTGGCGTTCCCGCGTTACGGCTTCATCGTTCAGGCGATTAATGGCGTTGTCGCGGCTTTCAATACCGGCGGACAGCGTGCCGATAATGCGCTGCGCCTGGTCTGCTTCATCATGTAGGCCACCGATGCGCCAGGTTTGCAGCCCGGCCAGGGCAAGCGCCGCCAGCAGTAACAAAATTAAAATGCGCATCAGACACCCCGCAGGCAGTAGGCCAGCTCATTCGCACGGCGGCGCTCCAGGCCGGTGACCCGGACACCGTTCACAAACACCCAGCGCGGCAACTGCTCGCAGGCGTCACGCCATTTCCCTTTGTTGATGAAAAATGCCAGCGTGGATTTGCAGGCCGCCGTCACGCCGACGTTAAACGCAAAGGACACCACGGCGTCGTACACCGGCTGCGGCATGGCAACCGGCATACAGCGCGCAATGCCTTTCTCCACCCGCATCACGTCTTCCACCAGGTTCACGGCGGCCTGCCGTTCGCTGATTTGCGTTTGCGGCTTCACGCCTGCGGTGTGCCCGATGCCGTTTGTCCAGACGCCCGCGCTGCACTGATAGGCGGACAGGCGGCAGCCTTCAAAATCGGCAATCAGTGCCAGACCGGCAGCGGAGGTTTTCAACGTCTGCGTTTGCGGCAGCAGCGCGGCAATCGCCAGAACGGCGGCGACGGCGCAGCGTCTAACGATTGATGGCTGCATTAATGTCCCCTCTGATGCCCATTTCTTTCAGCAGGCGGTAGGTTTTGCGCCGGTAGTACCAGTTCACCAGGAAGGTCGCGACGCCGACGGCGGCACCGACCAGAAAGGCAATATCCTGCGGCGACATTGCGCCGAGCCAGGCAAGAAAGGCCGCGACGCAGTAACAGATAAACGAGGTGATGCGCTCCATGGTCATCAGTCCCAAAGTGAGACGGTTTCACTGACTGCGGCCTGTGTAATGTCCGGCAGTTCCACCGCGTAGCCATGGGGCAAAATTGCCCCCTGTGTGGCTAAACCAACGTTAGCCGCGTAAACCTGCTCCATCACTGACTCGGTGCGCCCGTAGTACCGCCAGCAGAGTGAATCCACGGTGTCGCCCTGTTCGGCAGTGACTTTCATCAGAGCAGCCCGATGATGCAGTGCGACACACCGGCGACGTCGCTGATCGCGTTGCGTCCGTCACGCCATAAATCATCCACCGTGCTTTCCACGATCTCGGCCTTTTTGCTGCCCTTATCGGTGGTGTCGTTGTTCGGGTAACGCTCCGCCAGGAAGGCCGCCGCAATAGACGCCACGGCGCGCTGATAGGCGCAGACCTTCACGCTTTCATCGTCAATCTGATCGGCAGGAACATCCGCCAGGCGTGTAAAGCCCTGGGCAATCTGCGCATCACGAAAGCTGTACAGCTCGGCGTTCACTTCGGTCATGGCAAACTTTGCGGCGGTGCGCAGACGTTTCGCGGTGACGGTGCCCTCCAGGCGCAGCGTGTCGCGCAGCTCAACCGGATCCACATCAGGCCAAAAGTGGGTATTTTTAATCGCGGGTTCCGTCGCGGCGTCCGGTTTCGGTGCAGGTACAACAAGAGACATAGTGACCTCTGAATGGGGGGCGGTGGACGCCAGCCTTGAGCGCGGTCAAAGACCGGTCTCGGCTGGCGTGCCGCCCTGCGCGGGGCGCATGCTTTTTAGCTGCCGGATGCCTTTTTAATGGCAGACTCCAGGCGCTCAATGTCTTTTTTTACGCCTGATTTG